TCTTATAACTTTGTATTCATTCTTACCTATAACAAACTCTACTTCTACAACACAATCTTTTTCATTAATACTATTGACCATTTGATCTTTCTTAATGTTTCTAAATGCTCTTTGAAATAGACCAAAACATAATGCGTCTAGCATCGTTGACTTACCAGCGCCGTTTTCACCCACAACTAATGTCTTTGATGATCTATCTAGTTGTATTTCTATGAACTGTTGACCTGTTGATAGAAAGTTTTTATATCTTACTTTTTTAAATACTATCATACTTCATTACCCCACACATCCCATCCTTTAGTTTTTTGTCTAGCAAATAATTCTATTCTAGGTAGATCACCACACAATTCAATTATATCGTTTCTGATTCTATCTGGTTTTCTACTATGTTCTCTACGCTGATCTATAACTAATTGTGCTACAGATTTACTAACTCTTTTAGGTTTACCTTTTGTTGCAAGTAAACACATTTCTGGATTACATCTAGTCCAATATCCTAATCCTGTAAACATTCCCATATTAGTTTTGTTTGATTTTGCCCAGGTAAATCCTACTGTCTTGTAAGTGAAACCCCAAGCGTCAATAACTTTAAATGCTTTTTCTAATAATGGATCAGTAACCCACATTAATAATACACAATCTTTATCTGCTATTTCTTTAACAGGCATATTGCATATATCTTTTAGTGACATACAATCATAATGCTGAGTAGCATTTCTACCATCTCCTTTTTCACTTCTTGATTTAAAGTGCCAAGGCGGATCGGCATAGATTATATTATATTTTTTATTTGGTAATAATATCATTTAAACTTCACCTGACCCATCAATTCTGTCATGCATGCCAACAGATTAATCTCTTGGTCAGATACAAATGCAGCCTTGTATTGATAATCAGCAATGATAACAACAGCATGAGGAATAGTACTAGAGTCCAAATTAGAATATAAACTATCGTAAATACGTCTATATACACGCACAGGATCATTGTCTAAATTTTGTACAATCCATTTACGAACATTAGTAAACTCTTTATTTTTCAGAGATATCATTAGATCGTTGATATTAGATTCAGATAAATTTACCAACACTCCTGCATCAATTTTACCTGATGAAGAATACCTTTGTAATTCATTTAATACTCTACGCCAGTCTGGGAAGAACTTGTTCATAAGTTCTGCAACAGGTTTAGGTTCAAACTCTACATTTTCTTTATTCAGAATATCCTTTGCTCTATCAAAGAAATCTCTTGCAAGTTTAGGTTTCTGGTCATTTGGAATTATAAAATCAATAACACTACAACGAGAATGTAATGGTGGTATCAATCGGTTCTTATAATTACAAGTAAGAATAAATCCACAGTTCTTATGAAATTCTTCCATGAAACCACGCAGAGCTGGTTGAGTAGATTGTGCGTTAAGATAGTCTGCCTCATCTAAGATGATATACTTGCGTCCACCTTCGAGGGATACAGTAGATGCAAAGTTCTTAATTTTAGTTCTCAGGACATCAATACCAGATTCTTCTGAACCATTAATCATCATATATGTTGAACCAATTTCATCAAGCATAGCCTTAGCGACAGTAGTTTTACCTACGCCAGGCCCACCTGATAAAATTAGATTTGGTATATGTTTATTATTAACGAACTCAGAAAATGTGTCTTTTAAATCATCTGGTAGAATACAGTCGCTGATTTTTGTTGGGCGATATTGTTCCACCCATAAATATTTTTCCATTATATAGTGTACCTAAATTAAACAGTGTAAGTTGATTCGGGTTCAAGTGCAATCCAATATTCTATGTCAGTACTTTTATTTGTATAGTGACTAATATTTTTAGATGAAATCTCTACATCATAATTACCATCAAGAAGTTTCATATTTTCTACTTTAAAGTAGAAGTTAAACTCACCTTCACTTGTAGTATCAACATCAAGAGAATAATTATTAGCAGTATCATTCTTTTTATCTTTTACAGTAAGTGATGAACTAGAACCATCTTTTTCTAAAACCATATCAGGGGCACCAATTGCACCAGCTGCACGTTTTAGTCTAGATAAATCTTCACTACTCATAGTAAACTTCACTTCATTAGAAGGCATAGTAATCATTTTGTTAGGACTAGTTACAACAGATGGGTCAGAGTAAAAATACTTCATCTTGGTTGTAGGTTTGTTTTCTTCACTAATCATAACATAGTTATCACTGAAATCTAAAACAGGGCTTGTAAACAAAGACAATGCTCCTAGAAATTCATTCAAGTCATAGATTGCAATCTGTTGTGGAAATGTTTCTTCCACTTCAGCTTTAGCAACAATGTTTTTCATTGCAGACATTGTTGTTATTGTGTTTCCTTCCTTAATCACTAAATTTTGATTAATAGTCGAAAAGTTCTTCAATACAGAAGTTGTATAGTTACTTAGTTTCATTATTTAAATTCTCCAATTCATTGACGTATAATGCTATTATACCATAATGTATTACTTTTAGCAAGTCCTTTCTGTTCTTGCCATCTTTTTTTCCATAGCGTTGTGCATACTTGAGTATGTTCCCGATACAAAAACCTTCACCATGACCACCATCTATAATGAACTCTGTAGCTTGGAATTTATCCTTACTATAGTGTGCATCATAAGTGGAGTCAATATACTTCTTTAATTCATTTAAAGTAGCATCTTCATTATATTTGTACATCAATTGCTCCATCATCTTCGAGAGGTACATCTGTTTGACCATACTTAAATTCTTTACTAGCAATGTCATCAATCTGTTGCATCACATCTTCTGTAAAGTATTTTTCTGGATTGTTGTTAATCGTCTTACCAAACTGTGTAGTGCCATCTGGTAATTCAATACGAGTTGATACTTGTTTGAAGATACCATGTTTGATTGCAAGTTCAAGCAATCCATAATATCTGTCTAATCCTGTTTCATACGATAAACGAACATCAACCATTTTGTTCTCAATAGTCAATCTTGACTTGTGGTTTTTACAATGAACAATATTACCGACAACCTCTGTACCATTTTTATCTTTTTTCTTAGATAAGAATATAATAGATGAAGCTGCATATTTCAATCCAGAACCACCACCCATTTCTTTAGTTGGAAACATAGAACCCATTGAGTCGTATGTATGATTAGTAACAACCATAGGAACTTTTGCTCTACCAAGTTTCAAAGTCAATACTCTAAATGCAGCTTTAAGAACTTGAGCTCTTGTCATATCTCTGGTTTCTTTACCATCAGAAGTATCTTCTACTTCTTTGGTGGTAGATAACATTCCTAGAGAGTCAAGACAAAGCATGATTGGTCGTCTGTCTGATTCTTTCTTTGCAAGATATGAGTCTAACACTTTGAGTGCTTGAGTTCTAAATTCTTGTACAGTTGTTACAGGAATGATAACCATTCTTGTAGGATCAATACCTCTATCGACTACCATTGATTTTGTAATTGCACTTTCAGATTCAAAGTATAAAACTCCTGCATCTGGATTTGCATCAAGAAAAGATTTACACATTCCCATCACGAAGAAAGTTTTACCTGTTGCTGACTCACCAGCTATTGCTGTAATCTTATTGTCTGGTAATCCACCATAGATACTACCAGAAAGTAATGCATTGAAAATATAACTTCCAGTGTCAATAAACGAATTGCAATCTCCTGCTTCTACACCATCACTAACTAGTGATGCATATTCGTTGCCTGTTTGTTTAATTATGTCTTTTAAAAAATCACTCATTAAATTTTGTCCTCAAGTTCTTCAAATTTGTTTACATTCAAATTAGCAGATAAAGTTCTGCGTTCACCTTCTCCAAAGAATGGATTTACAGAATGTCTTAACCATGACGGAAACATAAGTAAAGTTCCAACTTCTGGTTTTACATATTCTTCAGTTGCTGGTCTTAACATATTAAAATCACGCATACCATGAGTACCCCAATTAAAATATGTAAATCCATCTATTGCACCACTTGAACCATTTAGTCCACCAAATTCTTCAGTAGGATTTGGAAGAGCTGCAATTTGGTCTGGTACTTTCAGATATAGAATACACGACAGTCCAATAGGTGTTTTAGTACCATGATCGTGTAAAGGATTATAGTCGCCTTCATAACTATGTACTGTCCACATACTATCCATTTCTGTTTTATAACATTCATCTTTTCGCACATTACTCATGTAGGTATTGCCAAGAGTTTGAATTAAACCACCCAACAGTTCACCAACATCAGAATTTTCGTGGGGAAACTCTAATTGCTTCGATTTTTTGTCACGATTAATTTGACCAACTAAATTTTTGGAAAAATCTTTATCTTCTGGAATAAGTGTTTGTTCAATATGCTCATTGATATCATTAATTACAGCAATTGGAATATCCACTTTCATCATGTTAAATGCAAGTTGTGGTCGCATTACAATTCCTAAACTTGTACCTTGTTTTGCTGGTATAGGTGAGCCTGTAGTTTGTGGGTGAAACATATTGTCTATTGGAAGTTGATCTAATGTGCCATTCGTTTCGTGTTCTTCATAAACACTTCTATGACGCTGTGCAAAGTT